GGACGGAACTCAAGGACGAGCTCCGATCGTTCCATCACGATTGGATTACCCCATCGCCCCACCGAATGATAGGTATCCTGGACACGCAGGTTACCATGCCCGTCTGCAAAGGACTCAGATTGAAAACGTATTACCGAATGGGGTAATAATGTCTGTACGACAGCGAAGATCACGTAACGGACAGCGAGATCGGGCCCGACAACTCGAGGCTCGACGCAGAGAGTTGCTTTCTACTCATAGGGAGACAATGATAACCAACATGAGGACACACGAAGTAACTGAGACAATAGCAGCGGACACCGCAAGCGAGATATGTACCATATGCCATGCAGGATACATGCTAGGCGAGACATACTCAAATTTACGGTGCGGGCATTCTTTCCACACTTGTTGCGTACAATCATGGCTACGTACAGGGAGGAATGTAGGGGCAGACCACTGTCCTATTTGCAGGTGCGATTTATTTGATCCAGCAGGACCACGGACCCAGGCTTTGGTAACAGCACTGAGGCCTCCACCAACAGAACATTGGTCACTGCAGAGCGCACCGCGTCCCTACGAGGACGCAATAACATGACAAATTGCGGCGGGGCCCACCCCGTGGCAAGTGCGTGGAGTGCTTGATTTCAGCTCCGCCACAATTTGTCATGAGGAACACGATGGTGTTCGTACATTATACGGCAAAATTCGGCAGCCTGTGGACATACTAGGACAAGATGCAAGCGCCACCGTCCGAGAGGATGGAGTGGTACGGAGAGTAAGACTTGCGGAGATGGACGATGTAGTTCGAGACTTTGCTGCAGTAAGTAGTTTTGACCATAAGCCACTGGCCGCAAAAATCGGCAATTCAATGAATAATGTAGAGGTGAACGCGAACGTCGATTCTAACCTCTCTGAAGCTGTAAGAGAAAGGTTTATAAATAAATTTATCCCTTTTAAGATGCTCCCCAATGACCGGAGGAAGGTTAGGAAGGTCGTAAAGATGATCATCCGAACCTTTTTTCCTGAGGAGGAGGTAAAACTGTTTATGAGAACACATCCACTTTTAGTGGAACTGAAGTCGTCGGAGATGAACAGTGTCCGTTTTGAGCGGGCACTCGACGACATTATGGAGTCGTGCGGTATCATGCCTGATTTTAAGGCCATGATAAAAAGAGAAATCATGCCTAAGGGAAAGAAACCTAGGATGATTATCAACGCCGGCGACTACCATCAAATTGCGTCACTTTTAGTGATTTCGTGTTTCGAGCACTTCTGGTATAACCATGAATCTCTTGATCACATCAAGCATGCAGACAAGCTCACGTCTCAGCAACGAATAGTGCAGCAGATACAGGCTATCTGTTCATC